CCCAGGGTTTCCACCGAATCGGTGGACTAACAAAAAGGGCTAAGTAACTAAGTTAGCCCGGGTGAACAGCTTCCACCGTTCACCCCGCTCCTGGCTCACGCCAGAAGCTGCAATGCGTTCATCCCAACCAGGACAAACGCGCTGCTTTAGCACGGAAGTTGGAGAGGATACTCTTAACCCCAACTTACCGCCCCGAAGGTACCCAGCAAGAAAGCAAAATAGCAACCCATCTGATGAATAACGGAAGTTAGGAAGTTTAACTCTAACGGACGCTATTGACTTTTCGGTTGCCTCTTGCTCAGCCTCTAAAGATGGTATACGCACGACCCTAGGACGATTAACCAGAGCATGATACACAACAGCTCCAGTTTGATCGAACTTTGGCCGCCGTAGTAGCTCGAACGGCACCTTGATGCCCGCGTCGTCTCCTTCATCGTAAGGTATGCCCAGAAAGCGGCAAACCCTACGTAAAGAAGAAACAGCACGGTGCAATGGTACCTCATGTCGAGCACTCCATCGATTAAGACGGTTGATTACTGAATACACGTCACCAGGAGTCTGCAGAACTTGCAGATAAACACCCCTGATATTGCGACCCCGGTAAAAATCGGAACCGCATGACTCGCGGAAAAACCCTTCGTTGAAGGATTTATCACGGTTAACGCGAAATCCGAGAATGACAAGCACGTCAACCACGGCGTCGTAGACGCGATGATCGACAATGATATCATCCCCAAATACGGCAAAATTGCCGTGCGCGCGCTCTCGAGGTTTATGGATTTTTATCCCACAAATCCTGTAAGCGGCCGTGACTAAGGCGGAAAATATCATCGTCTGGAGAGGGAAAGTAAATCCATTCCCCATAGACGATATCATATGTAACTCTACTGCTTGCCCATCTGGAAGCATGGTAAAAGGGCTACGACATCGAAGCAGCCATTCTAACGGCTGCCTCGGGAGTATATCCCTAAGCATTGCAATAGAAATCGAGTCAGAAGCTGACGAGAGGTCGATAGTACCAAACGACCCATCAACAGACCCAATCTGAGACAAGGCAACGTTGTGATCGGGTTGACTACTAAGGTTAATACAAAATACCTCTTGTAGTCTCCGTTCCACCACAGTGCCTATACCCTTCTGGAAAAGCATATTCAGGAGGGGCTCAGTACATATGGTCCGACTTATCTTCTGCGATTTCGGAGCAAAAGAAAGACGACTACCTCTCACGAGCTCAAAGCCCGACTCTCGAGCGCGAAAAGCTTCAACGTCGCGCCAGATACGGTCTCTAGAGATCGCCTGCCGAAATAATAACGGTAGGACCTCGTTTGTATGACACATTGTGCTGTTAACGTACTTCGTATAGAAGTCCGTCGACGGAGAACCAATGTTGGAGCCAGGCCCCGCACCGAAGTGACTTGCTATGTCACGGAGGTTAAGGAGCGTAGGCTCTCTATCGAGTTCAGCTGCCGTAAAAATATCACGCTTCCACTCCCGGTGTCCAGGGAGAAAGAAGTCATCAATGATAGATTTCATCTCATTGATAATCAGCTCATCTCGTAGATTACGCGGAATAACACCCTCGAAGTTCCGACAGTGTTCATTACACTCTAGAAACAGAGCAAGGGCAGCATTGTCACGCATTTCACTAACCTCGTCGTTATGAAACTTCTTAACAAACGACTTAGCAAGTGATTGCATGGCCCACTGCCTATATGGAGAGTCCGGATAAATGGAGTCTTCCATACCCGCGTCATACAAATCAAGAAGAAGCAAAGAGTGAAATTCCTCAGCACTAAGGTGCATGTTGACCACTCCTTTGTAGCCAGGTACTGATTTAACGCGAAATTACAGGATAGGCTCCAAGCTTGTCGGAAGAAGCATTTCTACGTCTTCCAACTTCTTGAGCCACGTTCTTACGGCACCTATCGTTGTGATGGCAGTGGTCCCGTCAGGGAACACCATCATCACCATGTTTGGCCCGGTGCGAATGAATGTGACAGGCTTAAAATTACTAGTCTGTCCAATCCTATTTGCAGCCCGGAGAATGGCATCCCGTTCTTCAACGGAACCGCCAAGCCAATCATGAGTGCCGCCAAGGACGAGTGACTTAGCAGAAGAGAAGGCATCCTCAATTGCTTTGTCAAGCCTCTTGGTTTCGCGTCGTCTGTAAGCCTCTTGTCTTTTGCTCAAAGCAGCAATCGACCTGTTCAGGATCCCACGATTCCGTTCACGCATTTCCTGCGTGTAGTGAGCCAAGGGGTCCTTAATCGGCTGAAACTCCTCTAGCTCCCAACCCGGTTTAGGGGTAAGGGCTTTTGGAGAGATTACTGCTTTTAAGCGACGCACAATCTCTTTTGGCTTCTTGTAAGACGCCATAATGTACTCCTTAAAAAGGTACTACATAAAGAGGGAATGCGTAGAGGCTTAGATAATCCCAGACACCAGAGTGTCGCCAATTCCAGCAGATTGCTGGTTCATGGCGCCAATATGGGCTGAGATGGCCGCACGCACTTCGCCAGGCGAAGCAAGATCGGCACCAGCTGGTACCTCAAACGTCGTGGTAACCAGCATAGTGACGGGTGCCTGTCCAGCTAGGGGTAACAACCCCTTTCGCGTGATGACCTTGTAGACGTTCCTGGGTACAGTACTAATCACCCCTGTTGTCGGATTTGCTTTCCCGAGTGCCTTGAAAATGGCAGGACGGAAGGCAGAGATCGTGAACGGGGATGCCACAGAGTGGACAGACGCACCAGCCTGAGTCCCTCCTAGCGCTGTAACAGCATTCTGCTTCCCGTTAGGATTGGGAGGCGTATCGCCGGTGAGCGTGTAAGTTGGAGAGGTGAAGCCCGTCTGCGCAGCCCCAGTTATGGGGCTCGTGACTGTAATGGTCATCAAAATTCCTAGATTTTCTCGTCTACCGGTTAGGTTATTAACCGTATCGGTTAGATTTGAAGAAGGTTTGAGGATGTATTCCACCGTGAACAATAGCAAGCAGGGCAGTCATGTTAGCCCATTGGGCGGGTAAACCAGGAACTTCAAAACGAAGCTCAGGATACCCTACACCGACGCCTGCAGACCGTTGAACGTGGCGGTTTACGTGTTTGGTGGTAAGGCTAAATCCACCACTGTCGACATACCTCACGTGTGCACTATCAGTGCCTGCCCTATCGTGGTTGATCGTAGTTGCATGTGAACGCAACCGAACAACACTCACGTTAGTATAGGCGATAGTACTACGTAATGCACAGCCGGCAGTAATTACCTCTCCAATATTCGAGAAGTAATCTACCAGAAACGACCATGGGAGTAATTCCCAGGCTGTTGGAATCCACTCAAAGGCATCAAAGCCCCAGAGACGGAGATCATCAGCTAAAGTCGCATTGACTGTCCTTACAACCTTCCCCCTATACCGGACAATGTATATTTCCTGTGCAACTCGTGTGAGTTTCACATGGATACTTACATTACCAGGCAAATTAAGGGGTTTGTCGTAAAAGCTTCGAGCAGGAACCAACTTCTTGGTGATACCAAATGCAGATACGGGAATTTTCGTACGTGCATTAGTCATACCCTTGTAAACTTTATGGGCAGACTTGATATCATTGAAAAGAGGTTGCCAGCCAAAAGCTTGTTCCAGCCATGCACCCCCCAATACTGCTTTCCATGTTGACGGTTTCGTGCGTTGAAGGTGTTTAACCTTCATTAACCACGGATCTATCAAATTGGTTCGCAGCTGTTGAAAGGGGTGTCTGATCATATGCAGTCCCTCGCGAAGTTCTCCTAGAAATGTAGGTGCACTAAAACGCACCTGCACTGCCCGGACCTTTTTGAGGTACTGTATAAGAGCCCTGTTACGAGCTAGCAAGTCGTTATCAGTTAGGGACCAATCCGGTGGCGTAATATCCAACGCACTGGTGAGATCTCCCTCGCATGTATTTTTGTACACACGCTGATCGTTGGAATTACCGGGGTCTTTATAAAGCACCCAGTATTTCCCTGGCTCAGTATTATAGCTATCATAATCCCCAGTCATGTCGGTCGTAGCATTCTGGTCGTTCTGGATTTGGACATAAAAGTTGGGGTTGCTAGAGCCCGTTCTCGTACGGAGTAGCTTGGTGGTTACACCACCAAATACCCAATGCGAGGCGGCTAGCTCATTCCAACCTGTATACCGTCTAGAAACCCAAACGCTACGGTCCTTCGTGTACTGGGTCATATTCTGAGCTCAGCTTGTTAACGGAGATTGAAATCCTTTGGGCACAAGATATCGTGCACCATCAGGGGGACCCGGGAGGG